TGGACCCGGAAATGCAGAAAAAGGCATTTGACGGCCCGAGCAAAGAAGATTGGCCTGAACGAACAAAGGAAGCACGCAAAGCCATCGAGGACGTTGAGGATTATGAGCCAGTTCCAGCAACCGAAGATATTCGGACTGGCGAACCAGCAAACCCAGCAAGGAGGATTCAAAGGAATTTAATCCGAGTCCTTGACGAGCAAAAGCGTGAAATAGTAAATGCCTTGCTTGGCGAAAAAGGTGGGAAAAAGCAATTCACCCCGCAGGACCTCCTCAAACTGTTGACTTCGCTTGGTGAATTTGAGGTCAAATACCAAGAAGCAATTGCTGGCCCTATGGCGGAGGCAACGGCATCAGGCAGTACGTTCGGAACAAATGAGGTTGGTGTATCAGCGTCGTTTGATGTGACAAACCCACGGGTTGCGGAGTTCGCCGCAACATACGCAGACCAGTTTGCCAGTGAAGCCTCTGCGGCTTCATTACGGCGAGCGAGGACTGTTATTGCACGAGGATTGGAGCAAGGTCAAAGCGTACAGCAAATTGCAGATCAAATAAGCGCCGATTATGCGTTCAGCCCTGAGCGGGCAACCGTGGTGGCACGCACCGAGACTGCCCGTGCGTTTGTGGAGGGTGAGCGGCTGGGTTGGGAAGAATCCGGCGTGGTTCGTGGCAAGCAGTGGCAACTAGCCGCAGGTGCTTGCGCGTTCTGCCAGCAAACCGCCGTCAAAGGAACAGCCAAGGTGTTTGGTTTGAACGAACCATTTTGGAAAAACGGTGACACCATTTCGGCTGGAGGTGGCACCTATTCTGTCCGATATGGCGATGTGCAAGGTGCGCCACTTCACCCTAATTGCCGGTGCGATATCCTGCCGGTGCTTGGAGATACCGAATAATGAACAAACTGAACCCAACCGAATACGGGTTGAAGTGCGACGTGCCCACTGTGTGGCGAGAACTGTCGATCAAAAATATTGAGGTAGACCAGCCTAAGCGAAGTGTCCTGGCATACATAACAACAGATCGAGTAGACGAAGAGGGTGAAGTTGTCGTGCCTGAGGGCATCGACTTTTCACGGTTTAAGAAAACTGGCACAGTATTTTATAACCATGATTACGCTGCACCATGTGGTGTTTGCACCAGCATTAAGCATACTGATCGCGGCATAATGGCGGTCACCCAGTTTCCTGAACGACCCGAAGGATATGAGGGCAAGTGGCTTCCTGATGAGGTGTTTGCCATGTTTGCTTCTGATCCACCTATCGTGAAGGCGTTTAGTATTGGATTTGCTTACACGCAGGTTAGGCAACCAACTAAGAAAGATTTTGACCGATACGGTCGTGATGACATCAAACGGATTGTAAGCAAATCACGCATGCTGGAATACAGCGTGGCACCTTTGCCTATGAACGAAGATGCAATTGCAGTCCAGGTCACCAAACAACTTAACGACAACGGCGACGATGCCGATGTATGTAATTGTTCGCAGGCATCATGCGAGAATCCTGACAGCGTTAATTGTCGGCAGGCAATTGAAGGAGCAGAGCAGGTATCAATGACCCAGCCAGAGCGAAGTTCTATTAATTCTGAATCAAAGGAAAAAACCATGTCGGAAGATATCCGCACAAAAATGATGGTTGACCTCAAACCAGATATGACCATCGCTGAACTTATGGCAGCAATGAAAGGCGGTCATGAGGACGAAGCAGAAAAGGTTCGTTCTGAGGTTGAGGAAGACGTTCGAAAAGCAGAACACGAAGACGAAGAAAAGAAGAAGAAAGATGACAAAGACGAGAAGTCTGCCATCTCGCTTGTTGCTGAACTCGTTCAAAAATCAGCGGCTGAAGGTCGCCGTCGTGTCGCTGCTGCAACCCCTATCGTGACTGCACCAAGCATCACTGGCAACCTTAAGCACCTTAATGATGCTGAGACTGCTCATGGCCTCGGTCAGTTCTTCTTGGGTTCAATGGGCAACAAGTCTGCACAACAATGGGTGTCGGATCGCTACGGCGTTAAGGCACACAACGAAACCAACAACTCGCTTGGTGGGTTCTTGGTGCCAGACGAACTTGAGCAAGCAATTATTGATTTGCGTGCAAAGTTTGGTAAGTTCCGGGCAAACACCCGCGTGCTGAACATGAGCCGTGATACCCTTCTTATCAACCGTATTGCTGGTGGCTTGACCGCTTCGTTTGTCGGTGAGGGATCTTCGATTAGCGAGACTGATGCTTCGTTCGACCAAGTTTCCTTGGTTGCTCGTAAGGCAGCCACGTTGACCAAGTACAGCCGTGAGTTGGCTGAGGATTCAGTTGTGAACCTCGGTGACTTCCTGGCTGGTGAAGTTGCTCGTGCTTTTGCGAATACCGAAGATGAAGCAGGGTTTAATGGCGACGGTTCATCAACCAACGGCGGTATCGTTGGCCTCAAGAATGCAGTTGGCTCCGCTGGTCAAAAAACCGGCTCAGGCAACGCGTATTCTGAACTGACGCTTGCTGATTTTACCGGCGTTGTTGGCCTTGCACCAGAATTTGTGTTCTCCCAGGGGACACCGAAATGGTACATGTCCACGCAATTCTATCACACTGTTGTGCTGGCCCTCCTGAACGCTGCCGGTGGCAACACCAGTCAACTGTTGGCTGATGGTGTGACAGTTCCTTCGTTGTTTGGTTATGAAGTTGTATTGACCGACGTTATGCCAAAGACTGAAGCAAACTCGCAACTGTGCGCGTATTTCGGTGCGCTTGAACTCGGTGCAACGATGGGTGACCGTCGGCCAACCGAGATTGCCGTGAGCGAAGATAGATTCTTCGAAGCCGACCAAATCGGTGTTCGTGGAACTACCCGCTTTGACATTAACTGCCACGATGTTGGTGACAGCAGCACTGCCGGTGCGATTGTTGCCCTCAAGACGGCTGCTTCCTAATTGAAAGGCTGACATCTAAATGATTTCGCTTCAAGATATTACTTTCAAACATTTCTCCGAGTCCAATGCTGACGCAGCGACTAAGGAGATTGATACCCTGAACGCTGACTACCTCGTTATTCAGTTCTTCACCTCTGGTGGATCGAATGGCGCGATGGCAGCACTTAAGTTGCAGGAGTCCGACGCATCTGGTTCTGGTCAAGCCGACATTTCCGGCACGGACCTGTCCAGCACCGTCACCTCTCCAACCAGCGTTGCCGCTGATGATGGATGTGCTTTGTACTTCGTTGACCTCCGTGGTCGCAAGCGCTACATCACCATCTCGTTTGACGGACCTGCTTCGTCCAGCAACTATGTTGCAGCGTTTACCCTTAACGATCAGCGACCAATCACTGCTGCTTCTGCCGACTGGCAAGGCCGCGTGATCGTTTGATCATTAACACCCCGTGACCTTCCTCTCAAAGGCCTGGCAGTCCATTCGTGGCTGCCAGGCTGAGGGAGGGACAGGAGACAACTAATGGCCTTGGCTGACAACGCACTAGTATCTTTGGCCGATGCAAAGGCGTACCTGGGTGTGGGCACATCCGGTGATGATGCCCTCATCGAACGTCTAATCAATGCTGAATCGAGCAGGATCGAGCGCTACTGTGACCGCAAGTTCCGCAAGCAGTCATACCGAGAATCGTACAACGGGACAGGCCAGAAAAAACTTAGGCTACGCAACTACCCTGTCATTGGTATCAGCCGAGTTGCGATAGGCAACAAAATTGCGTTCAGCGTAAGCAGCGATACAACCAGCGATTTGCGTGCAGTTGTCGAGGTCCGCAGCGACCGCTTAGTTCTTACCCGTCATCAGTCTGACGGAACAAAAACCACAACTAACCTGGTCTTTGCATCTGCCAATAACGACACAGCCTCCGGCCTAGTCGATGCCATAAATGCCGTAAGTGGATTCGATGCAACTTTGTCATCAAATTGTTTAAGCACAGATTTGTTTCGACAAGGTGGGGTTAATGTGATGTTATCTTCGGCACAAGTTGAGTTCCCAGACCGGGACGATGTTCCATATCGCTTGCATGATGACCGTGGGACCCTCGAATTTGTCGATTCTGCTGATATGCTGTTCTTCGGCAAACACACTGATGCAGGCCTCCCGATGCCTTTTACGTTCGGTGGCATTCTTGTCGAATATGATGCTGGATTTGACGGGCTAAGTGAAATACCTGCTGACCTCGCGCAGGCCTGTATTGAGTTGGTGCAGTACGCTTACAGCAACAAAGGGGAAAATCCAACTATGCAGTCCGAATCTATTGGATCATATTCGTATACGCGTGCAGCCGACCCCATCCGATCATCTGACAGAATCCGAGAACTTTTAGCGCAATTTATCGACAGGAAGTCATGAGCGTCACCGAACTAATTACAAAACATGGCGTATCAATCACCATCCAGACCGCTGGGACTGCAAACGATGCGTCTGGCTTTCCGGTCTTAACATACTCAGACACTTCAACTGTGAACGGGTTTATACAGCCCGCAGGGGCATCCGAACCTTTGCAAGCAGGACGTGATGAGTTAGTGATTACACACCGCGTTTATTTTGATGCTGGCGTCGATATTGCACCAACTGACCGTCTTAAATTCACTGACCCTGCTGATAGCAGTGTCCGCTTTTTAGAGGTAGTTGGGGTTATTAAGCCTGGCATGTTCTCAGGCGCGGCTTCCCTTGCTCACGTTGTAGTTGACTGTACAGAAGATTCGACGGCGGTTGCATGAGTTCTGAATTCAACAAAAATGTAGGCAAACGGTTAGGCGAGAAAATTGCTGCTGCAGCGTTATTTGCTGCTGGCACGTTCTTGCAAACCGAAATAAAGAAAAGGCTGAACCTCGGTAAGTCTCCTCCGCCGTCCGTTGCTCCAGACGGGCCATTTAAACAAACTGGCAACCTCGGTCGAAGTATTCAAGTTGACGATAGACAGAACAAAGGCCAAAAACCATTAGTTCGCGTAGGTACTGCCCAGCCATATGCGGCTCGCCTAGAGTTTGGATTTTCAGGCACTGATCGTAAGGGGAAACGTATAACCCAGGCAGCAAGGCCATATATGCGAGACACCTTAGCGAAAAATATTCGCAACATGCAGAAAGCAGCCATGCGGGCGGCAAACGGCGCCTTGCGAAAATTTGCAAGCGGCGGGGGTAGCGTATGAGCCAAGATGTAGTACGAGCGTTCTATTATCAGTTGACAAGCCAACAACTCAGTGCTGATGGATTTTATGTTGCTGTCGGCGGTCGGATTTTCGAACAAGAAGCGCCAGCAATGAAAGAAACACCGCTGGCAATATTTCAACTAATCAGCGCCCCGTTCGAGCAGACTTTCAACGGCAGTAGCCTCAAGGACTACTTGTTCCAAGTCGATATTTACAACAGAAAGCAAGACGGTATGGCAGCCCTTGGTGGCATCCAAACTAAATTGTTTACGTTAATGCAGAACAGCACTCCTGTAATTGCCAATCACGGAAGTGCAAAAATCGAATGTACGAATGACGGTATCCGCTCAGTGGAGGGCGAGTACCTAAGGGTCATTACCGAGTTTAGGCTTCGCACTGGGGCCACAGTTTAAGGATCTAACACATGGCACGCATTACAGGCTCTGACGGTTCTTGCACCGTAGCCGACCACAACATTCTCTTCAACACCTGGTCAGCGACGTTCTCGCAAGCGATTACTGACCTCACCGCCTTTGGTGATTCTTATGCACAAAAGCGTGGTGGCGTAATGTCCGGCACTTTTTCTGCCAGTGGCATCATGCAAAAGGATGGTTCACCAAACAAGCCGATGCCTGTAGACGGCAGCAATTTGTTGCTTTTTGATCCGGCAGGCGAATCAGTTGACCTCAAGGCGTCTAGCAGCACCGACTCAATGTGGTCAGGAACTGCAATCATCGGCAACGTGTCGCCCACCAGCACGATGGGTGGTGATGCTTCGATCAGTGTTGACGGCGAGTTTACTGGTGGAGTTACTTTGACCTGGGACGAGTCTTGATAAATGCAACCGAGGCAGCAGCCAGATGACTGGTTGACGGTAGTTCAGTTCAAAGGGCTGAAAACTGGCAAGGTCATCACGAGGAAGTGTGGCAGCAACGCCAAAACCATGGAGGAAGCACAACGGTTGGCTTTGTCCTTCTATTATTTAACAAACGACATAAATCGTTTGGTTAGTATTGAAACCAAGCGGCGGCGAGATTGGACAAATAGAACGGTCTCGCTGCCGCCCCATTTGAGAGGTATGACATGATTAGGCAAATTGATATTTCATTAGACGGTGTAAACTTCACCGTCCAGCGGCTTACAGTTCGGCAAATCCACGAGGTTGGGCATCAAATATTTCAGGTACGACGCAAAGAATTGATCAGCGATTGCGAGGCAATCGGTATGAATAACGATCAAACAATTGCAAAAGTGTCGGAGTTGCGGCAAGCATGGGACCAGGGTACGGAGGTGAAGCGGCAGGCTTACACTGAACTTGGTGCTAGGATGTTTATTTCTGCTGCCCTAAGTGATGCAGGTATAGATCCTGACGTTCTAGACGCAGTAGGTGATTTGTCTGAGTTGGCTTCGGCCTCTGCTGAGGTATGCGGCTTGTGGAATCCTTTTGCCGACGGCAATAACGATCCAGTTGAGATTGACCCTGACGCTGAGGAGATTAAACCCAGCAATCAAGTGTAAAGCCAGGAGTGAGTTGTGTTCGGCGTGATTGGATGCGCGAGCGTGCATACATTGCCCACTTCTTCCCTGGCGTAGGTGAGCCGATAAATCTTACGATGCCTGAGTGGAACGGTTTGCTTGGGCAAGTTCCTGAGTTGATAAAAATGAGGTAAACGCGTGGCTGACATTCCTGCTGGCTCATTAACAGTTAAGGTTGATGCAAACCTCAAACCGTTGGAAGATGGTCTGGTTAAGGCTGAACAAAAAGTTAGCCAAGCCGACCAAAAAATCCAACAAACTACTGAAAATACGAAGCGTGGATTCTTTGAGGCTGGTGGCAAGGTCAAGGATTTTCAATCTAAGTTGACAGAATCGCTTGGTGTGGTTGCTGGATTTGCGGCTGTTGCTCAACTTATTGGAGGTGTTGCTGATGGATTTGTAGCGGCTAAGGAGGCTGTTGCAGAATCTAAGGATACGCTGGACGCCCTTGACAAAGGTACGGCTGCATTCCTTGAAAAAATCCCTGTCTTAAGCAATTTTGCAAACTTCGGCAAATCACTTGCTATTGGCCTTGGCCTTGCTGTTGACGAGGTGAAAGAATTACAGGAGGCAATGGAATCACTTGCTCGTGAGCAGAATTTATTCTCTGCGGCCGTAAGTGGCATGGATAAATCACTTGCTAACCAAGCCGCTATTGCAGAATTGCAAGGAGATACGTTAGAAGCAAACAGGCTGAAAGCAGAGGCTGCTTTTCAACAACAAATGCGGCAGGCTCAAGAATTACGGGATGAGGCGAGGAAGTTTGCCCAGGAAGAGGGTACATCAGTTAACGAAGGGCGTGCAGGTGTTGCATCCAGGCAGGCCGCAGAATTGGAGGAGCAGGCAAGGCAACTCAAAGAACTGACAATCCAGGCAGCCGAGCGTGCCGAAGAAGAAAAGCGTATTGCCGAAGAGGCTGCTAAGGCAAAGGAAGAAGCAGACGAGGCCCGCAAGATTGCCGAGGAGCAAAACCGTATCGCGGAACAGCGGCTAGCAAAGGAACAACAACTAAACGATACGATTGCAGCCCTAACAAAAGGCCAACAAGACAGTTTGCAAATTGCTGAACTTGAATTGCAAATTGCACAAGCAACGTCGGATACGCTAAAAGAAGAACTCCAGCAATCGCTGGAAATGGTTAAGGCTGAACAGCAACTTCGTGATGCCTCGGAAAAAGTAAATGAGTTGTTCGCTGCAAGGATTGAACTTGCAAAAGAAAGCGGAGCAGCGGAAGAGGAAATTTTAGGTATTGAGCGCGAGAGGCTAAATTCAATTGATAGGCTGCAGCAACAGTTCGAGGCTAAACAACAGCAAAGGGAAGTTGAACTCGCACAAAAGCGCAAAGAAGAAGCAGAGGCCCTCGAAAAAGAAAAAGCAGTTCT